ATTATAATCATAAGTCATTTTAAATTTATTTTTCTCATAATAAAATTTGGCACGTTTCTGAGTTTCCATTTCTCTTCCCCAATTAAAAAATATTTTTTTTCGCTTATCATATCTTAAGACTATATTATGTTCTGGTTTTGTTATTATTTTTAATGGGACATAATGTGTTTCACCAATGTGTCCTAAATATATTGCTGTGTTGATAAGTCGCGATTGGTCTTCTATCTCGTGAATATAAGTACTAGTATTACTAAATATTAAAAATTTTACACCATATATAAAAGATATAAATCTTAAAATTATTTCAGTTGGTAATCTTGTCCAATTCGTATCACCTGATAAATCTTGACACATAATATCATAAGTGTATTTATAAGTTATAAAATCATCTTTACATAATACTGTTTCAATTTCATTAGTATCATTAAATAATTCTTCTAATGATCTTGGATCAGTACCAAAAATATTTTTAACATCTTTAAATATATATAATAAGTAAGCCAACCCTTCTCTTAATTGTCGTTGATCCTCACATAATTCCAAAATTTCTAGTGACTCAAAAAGACAATTACCATACAAGTTAGTTAGTTTTGGTATATAAAATTTTTCGATTTTATTATCTATAATTGTTGATGCATTTTCCAGTAATACATCAATCCGATAATTATTTTTTCTCTCAATTTCTGCAAGATATATTATGTTGTTCTCTTCTTCATTTAATGGTCTATTTAAATATTGGCACCAAATATTTTTATTTAGAGTTCGTGGAAATTCAAAATTATCATGTAACATTGATAAATTTATATATATATTCTATATAATTAAATTACAATTTATTTAATTTTCAATTTTTTTTTGTTATTTTTCGGTTTTTCGGTATTTATTAATGCAAATGCCATTGACACTTTTTCAGCTGGAAATAAACATTTTTCGGAAATTTCAGATGCAGCATAATAAACATTTTTTTCTTGTTCAGACATTGTCGTTACTGCTACATAAACATCAATTTTATAGTGTTTTTTTTCAATATGATCATAATCTGATATTGTTAAAAAACCAATCTTATCACCCAACTTTTTTATAATTTCATCTCTTTCATCTAATGTCATATTTCGTAATATATACCACCCATAGTCCTTTTCGTTTGTTTGTTTAACTGGTCTGTATATCAAAAATTTACTATATTCGTTGAAAATATTCAATTTATTTTCTGGTAATGAATATGTATTTTTTATAACATAACGAGCCACATCTCCAGTAATTTTTGAGCTTTTAGATATCGGATCGTCAACATCGTCATTAAAACCCAATATGTCCAAATAGTTAATTTTATTGTTGAAATATTCACATAATTTTTCTATATCTGATATTAATAAAAATTCACTTTGTCTTATATCTCTTACAACAGATACAGCATTAAATTTATCGATAATTCTCATATCAATTATTAAATGCATATCTTCAGTTTCTGTTTTGGTTATTAGAGATAATATTTTTTCTATTCCAATTTGTTTAATCTTTTTAATCGTATAATAAGAGTTTTTTTCATTATTTTTAATTTTTTCGAATAATTCATCATTAATAAGTGTTTCATCTATTCCCAAATATATTATCTCCATATTTGGATTTGTATAGTTAAATATACATGGATCATTACAAACATATATTATTTTAAGATTTTTTTCTTTATTTTGAGTCAAATCACTATATGATAAGGATGTTATTTCGCTTAGTTTAATATCTTCCGATATAGTACATATTTTTTCCAGTTTTATTTTGTTGATGTATTTATATAATAATTCGTATGCATTATTTTTTTTAATTTGATCAGATATTTTATCATTATCTTTTTTATCAGAATACACACTGGAATTTATTACGTAATCATATTTTTCTTTGATTTTAAATGGCGAATTACCACCCTTTTTTGGGGTTATTAAAGCAATAAAATGAACATTTTTATCTTCCATATTAATAATTAATAGTTATTAACCATTATTTATTTTTATTTCAAATAAAAATAATTTCAATTTTATTTCTATGTTAATAATTAAAAATATGATTATTTTATATTATTGATAATAATTGGATTTACAAATTGGATAATGACGTGATTTTATAACTTAATAATTAAAATTGTAACATCAGAAAAAATAATAATTAATATATTTGTGTCACAAAGTATATTGTGAAAAATTGAAAAAAAATATATAAATCATTTACAACCTTTCATAAAATCACAAGATAATATGGATTTTCACTATTGGAAACATTCAATTCCATTGTTATTTAATGATAAGAAAACTGAAATTATTTTAACTTTAAAAGGATATTCTCAAGCTGCTAGATGTACAGGTTTTTATGTTAAAGAGTTAGACTTATTACTAGATTGTGGAAATCCTCACGGTTATTCACCTAAAGTCATATGCATTACACACGGACATTTGGATCATGTTGATCAAATATCCAAATCCCTATTAAATGCTTCCAAAACGAATAATCCATTGATTTTGTGTCCACAACAAATTAAAAAAAATATTATTGGCAAAATCAATAATGATTACGCATTAACGAAACATTCAGAAAAACCAAAAATCAACAAATATGATATCAAAGGAGTAATTAGTGATACAAAAATTCCCATTAAATATAGTAAAAAAAATAAAACAAAAGTTTTATGGTTTACTGAAATTATTAAATGTTATCATAGTGTTCCTTGTGTTGGTTACGGATTTATTCAAATAAAAGAAAAATTAAAGCCAGAATATAAGAATTTATCAAGAGAAGAACTAGAAAAAATAAAAGACACTGAAAATTTGTCATTAGAAATTGAATGTCCAACATTTTGCTATCTTTGTGATACAAATGAAAAGATTTTGAGTAATACAAATATCAAGAAATATAAAACAATCATTATTGAATGTACATATATTAATAATGATCATTTACAATTAGCGAAAAAAAATAGGCATATGCATTATTCCAAATTAAAGCCCTTTATTATTGAAAATCCCGATATTAATTTCATATTAATTCATTTTAGTGCTAGATATTCTTATGATTATATTAAGAATTTTTTCGAAAAAGAAAATATCAAAAACATTATACCTTTCAATTTCAATATTAGGGATAATAAAGTAATTATTGATGAAATTTATCACAATTATATCAGCAACATGAATATTGACAATATTGATAATATTGATAATACCGACGATATTGATAATATAGATAACACTGATGATATTGATAATGTTGATAATTTTGATAATAATAGTAAAGATAAAAAGAAAACTAGAAAAAAAAAAAACAAAAAAAATCATAAATCAAAAACTAAAATTCGCAGATCAAAAACTAGAAAAAGTCGGAGCTCAGAAATTGGTGTATTTTATAGAGGTCGCTTTTATCACAAAGGAAAATATCGCAAATTAAAAACTAATAATAATAATATGGATTTATTTGATTATGAATTATATAAAAGTTACAACAAAAAAAAAAATACTGATACAAATTGTCAAGACATGAATATATTCGATTATAAATTATATGAAATATATAACCAAAATATTGATATTGATAATTATTATGAAATTAATGTTGAAAATTATAATAATTGTGAAAATTGTTACGAATTATATAAATTTATTAATTAATTTTCAGTAAAATAATTTAAATTTTCTGAACATGGATTATTTTCAGTTTTTATTATATCTATAGTTTTATTATTCAAATAACTATCATAATCATAAGATTCATTTGATTTAATACAATTAATCGAATAAACTGAATTTAAGTTATTAAATTTATTTATATTTAATGCTAAATTATTTTTATCGTATTTTTTAATAAAATTATGAACTGCTGTCTTAAATGGTATTAATGTCTCTCTAAAAACTACTTCCGAAAATTCCATAAATAATTTATTATGTTTTAATAATGAAAATAATTCATAAGATAGGAGATTATTTGTTATTTCAATATGAATTAAGCCACCATAATTAATTTGATCAACTATTACGTCATGTGGTATTTGTATTTCAGATCGCATCAAATCATATGTTGTATTTAAAATTTCCTTTAAAATTAAATTATATTTTTTAGTATAAAATATTTCATAATCATTTTCGTTATTTTGAAGATCTTTTGACAAATAATTTGAATCTAATTTTGTATGCAAATAATAATCAAATAATGTGTTAGCACATTGGATCTTCGCCTTAAAGGCTTTATCCATTTTAATTATATTATTGATATAATTTATTTTTTCGGTATTATTTTCACAAAAATTTTTTATAGAAATGTCAATATCATTAACAATACATTCAAAAAGGCATGATGTAAATAATTTCATATTTTCAATTATATTTAAATTACCATATTTTGATCTATGAAAAATTGTATGTACTATTGGGCCAAATTCTTTAAATATTGATATAATATCTTTATAAGTGATTTCCGAATTATAATTATATAATAATATCATAATGGGAACTCTTAATATATTAGTATTTAATGGATAACAAGATGGTTCATTTAAAATTATTGACATTGGCTTGATAACACTATCATATTTATTCCCATCAATGTAAAGATAACCTGATATTTCATTATCGAATTTGACAGAATAAATAGATATGTTTTTGTTCCAAGCAGTAATTTCGGAAAAAAACTCGAATTTTATTTTGAATAAAGAATATAATATCTCAAAAATTTTATTAATTACAAATTTAATATTAAATAAATATTTACTGTGTTTTAATCTTATTGCATTTTTTATATCTTCAAAAGACACTTTATTAACATTTAAAATTTTGCAAATTTCTCTAAGTTCTAAATAAGATACATTATGTAAATTATCAATTATTTTTTTTAAAGTTATTTTCAAACTATTAATTTCATCACTTGTCATTTTAGACTTGAATTCCGTATAATTATTATACTTTAATAAATTTGCATATTGATATCTAAACTTTAATAATTCATTTAATTTAAAATAATTAATTTTATTGTTTTCAATAACTTGTGTTTTTAAATTATTCATAATTATAATTATATTTTTTGTTCTTTTAAATTCCGGTTCTGATAACATAATGCCAAATTTTTTGTAATTTTGTAATATTTTTTCAAAAAATTGTTTTAAATGCATATTATTTTTTATATCCCCCAATTTTTTCTTTTTAATTAAATTATTTTTCTTATCCTTAAACAAAACCATATATATTGACTTGATTTTTTTATATAAATCATAATTTGTGTAAAATTCATATGTTGATTCACTCATTATCCTATCAGCTTCAATTGCATTTTTCTTACATAACTTTAATAAACCACACAAAGAATGGAACGAATTAAATTCATAAATGTCATCTGATATTAAACCAATTATATATATAATATTTTCGATTGTATTTATATTTGTGTTACATATGATATTTCTTATATTATTTGACCTATTTATTAATGTTTTTGTTTCATATAATATTTTATCATTATCTGAACATAAATATTTCCAGTTATTTATCATTAATATTTGTAAATATAAAACTTTTTGATATTTTCCGTATTTTTTTATTTATCAAAAAATTGAAAATTTTTAAATATGAACATTTATACTTAAATATTTGATATATATATATTTTCAATATGTCTAAAAAAATTTTTAGAAATAAACAACTCTCATCATCTAATGTAAATAATAACGAAAAGGATATTGCAACAATATTAAATTGTAAGTGTCCAACTATTAATGTCGATGAGCTTACTACTATTGGAAAATGCACTAAACTATTCAATGAATATAATCCACTTTATGTTGAGATTTCAAACCATTTATTCGCATTGGAGATCGAAGGGAAAAATTGCCAAAATATCATTAGTATGTTGCAAAATAAATTAAAAAATCTAAAAGAAAATCCAATTATTAAACAAAATCAAGAAGTTTCGCAAAATATTCAAACAAATTCTCTTAATCTAAATGATAATAATAATAATAATTACCAACTAAATCAAGAAATTAATAATGATGGTTATTATGATGATGATAATAATAACATTATTTACAGTAATAATTATAATGATGTCGTTAATAATGATGATTATTGTGATAATATTTATGTTGATAATTATAATAATTTAAATAATAATAATAATAACTATTTCATAGATC